CAGGTATATTGTCTGACTTCGCCCCAGTGTAAGTTGATTCCTCTAAATCCCCAGGTGAATACATCACTAACTGCTACAAGAGGATTTTGATCGTATCTGATATTGGGAGTTTTGGGATTATACACGAAGACATAGTATCTACCAGACTCTGGAACTTTACCACCTTCTTCTAATACACCCAGCAATTCAAGCATTAAATCATCAGGATCCTCAGTCCCGATAAGATTGTCCATCACAGAACGAATTCGATTTTCTTTATCGTCTGTTGGATATGCCATCAGCGGATACCTAGTTCATCTTCGGTTAGCACTTTGAATTCCCACATACGATCTTTACAGAATTCTTCTGCTGCTTTCCACTTTGCCATATTCTTGGCATACTCAGTGACTTCATAGATATATGATTTTGTCTTTCTCTTTTGAACTTTTGGTTCTACCGTTTGTTTCTTTGGTTTGATCTCAATCAAATATCTTTTGAGAGATCCATTGTTTTCTTTCACTTTAATATAGAAGTCTGGAAAGTAACGATGAACTCGATTATCTAGTGGTGAACGATATGGTAAGGCAATTTCTTCAGATCCCCATTCAATAATATTTTCATTCAAATCACAATACATCATAAACTTTCTTTCCCAAAGTGATCTGTAAATGATATTTGTTGGATCACCCTTATACTTTTTGGGATATGATGGTTGAAATTTTCCCTTATATGACATCTAAATAACTAATAACAAAGGCTGTATTAATATTTAGAGATGCCTAATATCCCCAATATCCAGACAATTGTAGGTGATTTACATCAAGATGCTGCTACAAGTGGTGGATTTGCAAGATCAAACCAGTTTCAAGTCTATATTGGTAATGGATGGGGAACTGAGGGGTCAGTAACACCATTTATCCAACATTTAAATATTGCACAATTGAAACCAATTTATGGATTCGATTGGAATGAGACTTTTCAGAGAAAGTTAGCAATTAATTGTTTTTCTGCAACTCTTCCATCATCAACAAATGCAACTGGCGAAATGAAGGACCAGTTTCAGGGTGTTGTTCAAGAGTATGCACACACTAGAATTAATACTGATATTGATTTTTCTTTCTATGTTGATAGGGATTATACTATTCTCATGTTCTTTGAAGCATGGATGAATTATATTGCTGGTGGTAATAGTAATCTTTTAGCAGAACCTGGTGCATACGATCAAAATATTGGTGGAAACTATTATAGACGTTTTAACTATCCAAAACACTACATGAATTCAAGTGGAGTTTACATTACAAAATTTGAAAAGAATTATAATGTTCCTGGAGCAACTGATATTACATATCAGTTAGTTAATGCGTTTCCCAAAGCAGTTAATGCTGTTCCAGTGCAGTATGGTAATTCTGAAGTAATGCGGGTTACAATTACAATGTATTATGATCGCTATCGTTTAATGAGAAATAACATGAATACAGTATATTCAGATGGTGCTGGAAACCCATCTGCTCCAGGAAATGAAGTGCCTGGTTTCTTTGGACCACCAACACCCGGAACAGTAACTGCTCCAGTTTAGTGATAAATAAAAATATCTGAATTGTATCGGAGATTATGCCTTTACCAAAAATTAGCACTCCAACGTATGAGTTGGAGATTCCTTCTACTGGAAAGAAAGTAAAGTATCGTCCCTTTCTGGTAAGAGAAGAAAAAATTCTAGTAATGGCACTGGAATCTGAAGACATGGGACAGATTACTGATGCCATTGTTCAAATCTTGTCTGATTGCATTAGCACTCGTGGTGTTAAGGTGCAAGAACTTGCAACGTTTGATATTGAATATTTGTTTCTTAATATTCGTGCCAAGTCTGTTGGTGAGCAAATTGAGGTTACCGTAACCTGTCAGGATGATGGTGAGACTCAGGTTCAAACTGAGATTGATATTGATACAATCAAAGTTCAAAAGAATAAAGATCATACCAATATCATAAAATTGGATGATTCACTTTCAATGAAGTTGAAGTATCCAACTATCGATCAATTTGTTGAAAATAATTTTGAAGTTCAAGGTGATAGTGAAGGTGTTGATCAATCTCTTGAGATGATTTCTTCATGTATTGAGATGATCTATAATGAAGATGAATGTTGGTCTGCAAAAGATTCAACTAAGAAGGAGATGATAGAATTTGTTGAACAAATGAATACCAAGCAATTCAAAGAAATTGAGAAGTTCTTTGAAACAATGCCTAAACTTACACATACTATTGTTGTAAAGAATCCTAATACCAAAAAAGATAATGAGATTGTGCTTGAGGGATTAGCATCTTTTTTCAGCTAGTCATGTCACATACTAGTCTTGAGGTGTATTACAAGACGAATTTTTCCTTGATTCAGTATCATAAATATTCATTAACAGAGCTTGAAAATATGATACCTTGGGAGAGAGAAGTATATGTAACGATGCTTTCCCAACACATTGAAGAAGAAAACCTTAAGGCACAGCAGAATCAGTAGTGGCATTAGAAAACCAACCATTATTCCAAGCACCATCATTACCAAAAATGGGGAAGGATTCGTCCCCATTGATGAAAGGTGCGAAGACTATTGGTTTTTCGTTTGCTAAACCAAAACTGAAGGCATCCAAGATGTCTTTTGTGAGAGCAAAGAAAGCACAGGCAATAAAAGCAGAAGATTTAAAAGGACAAGAAACAGTATCTACAGGATCGTTAGCGGCAACACTTTCAGAAACTAATAGAATTCTTGTAGAGATTCAAAATCAGTTAGCAATTGATTTTGCTAATAGAATTGCCGAGAAAAAAAGTATATTACAACTTTCTAGAAAACAAGTAAGGAAGAAGAAACTTGTAGCAAAAGAAGATTTTGTAGAAAGAGGAAAAGGATTAGTTAAAAATATAAAAGATTTTGGTGTAAAGGTATTATCACCAGTTAAAGGTATTTTTGATAAGATTATTGATTTTTTAACAATACTCGGAACTGGTATTGCACTTAATGCTGCTTTTGAATGGTTATCAAAGAAAGAAAATAGAGAAAAATTAGTTAGAGTATTTAATTTCCTACGAGATCACTGGAAAACACTACTTGCTATTGTAATTGGTGGTAAAATATTAGGTCTTCTATTAAAGTTAAAGGGGTTATTCTCTCTTGCACGTAGTTTAACTAGAAGACTGAAAGATCTATTTGGAAAAAATGGAAAATTCAAACCAGGCAGTGAAGATTTTTGTAGAGGTGTAGTTGCTTGTGTTGTCAGTAAACTACCACAAATAATTCTTACATTATTAGCAAGTGCGGCATTTATTAATGGATTAAAACCAAAACTTGGTATTCCCGATAATCCAACAACGACTCCTCCTACTGCACCTACCCCTGCCCCAGTACCTGCTCCTGCTCCTGCCCCAGCACCTGGATTAGAACCAGTAGAACAACCAATACCTGGAAGAGAACCTGAAAGAGTGCCTGTGTTCAATCTTGATGATTTACTCTCAAGAGCGCCTGGTAATTATAACGATGCTGAAAGACAATTTTTAATAGACAAAGGATACGATAATTTTGTAAAAGGTGGTAAAACAGTATCTCCACTGGGAGATTTGGTCACTATTGGACCAGTGGCAGTAGTTCTTGCAAAATCACTTTTGGCACTGGGTGGTGCTCTGGGATTATCCCAGGGACCTAGATTGTTGCAAAATCTTGTAAGAGGAACGGGAAGATCAACTGCCAGCACGACCTCTAGAACTGCCGCTCAAAGAGCAGAATCTGCAATTAGATTTAAACAGGGTAAAGCTTGGGCAGAACAAATTGGAACAAGAGCTGCACAGTTAAAGAAATTAAGTCCTAGTAAAATTGATCTTAGACAAATTTATAATAATCCAAATGCACCACTAGTTGATAGAGCTGCTGCAAGACAACTCTTGAATAAGATGGGAGATAATTTACCAAAAATTAGACCTGACTTTGGGGGTTTTGGTAATCCACTACAAACACCAGTTGAGCAAGTTGGTGGTAAAATACTTCCCACATTATCTAGAGGTGGAACGATACCTGGCAAGGGACCAACAAATGTTGATAGTGTTCCAGCAATACTTGCACCTGGTGAAGAAGTTATCAAAACATCATCTGCAAATATGTTCCGTCCTGTATTGAAAGATATTAATGATAATGCAGGAAGGATGTTCTTATCATTCAAAAGCGGTGTAGAACAACAGGCAAGAAACTTTGGATTGCAGCAAGAAGAAACAACCAGATCTGTTTCTTTGTTTGAAAAATTTGGTGATCTTGTGGAAAAGCAAGTTAGAAAATTAGAACTGAAAGAACTTGAAAAATCTGGAGGATTTATTGATCTTTTAAACAGAATAAACAATCCACCTGAAATAATTCGCACTAGTAATACAGGAGAAGAATTAGTTGCACAGACACAAAATTTAGTGCAACTTATGAATTATGCAAGGGAGAATAGTCAACCTAAGGTGGAACCAGTTGAATCGCAACCGATTAGATTAGAAGTCGTTCCTTTTAAACCAGAAAAAATTCAAACCTATACTCATAGAAGAACAAAATCAGAATCATCTGGTGAAGGTTCTATTGAAACAATGAGTGTCAATTTACCACCAACGGTAATACAAGGACCTGGACAACAGCAGCAGGCACAACCACAAGAACAACCAACAGAATCTGCATCTCCTGAGATTTTAATTGCACCGATGGATATGGATAATCCATTCTTTGGTAGATCATTTTCTGCATATGGAGTTGACTTATGATTGAAACTGGAATAAAAACTCTAAAAATAAATGCAATAAAGATCAATAAGACTCTTGCCGAAGGGAACAAGAGCATGAAGAAACTTCGTGCTGAAGAAAAAAGATTATTCCAAGTTCAACAGAACAAGATAAAATTAAAGCAAAGAGAAGATCTTATTGAAGGAAATAAAAAACAAAGACTTGGATCTGGAATTGCACAGAGAGTTACTCAACCTGCAAGAAGTTTTATTGATAAATTAAAGGACTTTTTTGTTTTAATTGGTGCCGGAATTTTAGTTAATAGTTTACCTGCTATCATTGCACGTATAGAGAAGTTTCTTGAAGATAACAAAGGTATTATTGACAATATCAAATTTATAGTTGGTGAGATTGGTAAACTCTCGATGATGTTTATTGAACTTACTCAAAAATTAACTCCAGGAAAGGAAGAACAAATAAAAAGAGATTTGGACGAACTGAATAAGTTTTTGGATGGAACAGATGTAAATGAAATTGATGAATCTTTTAAAGATTTGAGAGACATTGAACAAGGATTAAAGGTTCCTGCTCCTGGAGCACCAGGAACTCTTCCAGTTAATCCAAATTCATCTCGTGCTACTACAAGATCATTTACTCCAATAAATTCAGTATCTGGAAAACCAGTTCAGGTTGCTGGATTTGATAGAGCAGCAAAGGAAGTGAATAAAGTTATTAGTAATTCCAATTATCCAAAGAATAAGAAAGTTTTTCTTCCTGGTGTTGGATATATTTCTAGAATTGCAGGTGCATTTGGATCATCAACCATCAAGTATGAATCTCCAGATGCGGTCTCCTTAACAAAAGAAGAGTTTTTTGCTCAATCGAGACTTGTTGAAGAAACTATAAAAGGATATTCTATTGGTGGAACTATCAAAGGATCATCATACAATACTAAGGATTTAACTCTTGATACTAAACCGATAAGAACTGGTTCTAGTATTGATTCTTTCTCCACTTTCCAAAAAACAACAGTAGCGCAAGCAAATAATCTGGAAGAAAAAACCAAGTCAAATAATCTTTTAGAAGATCTCGTAGGTAATATTAGAAAATTATTTGGATTGCAGGATAAAAATGAAGATGATGACTCAAATCGTCCTTATAGACCTGGTAGTTTACCTAATCTAGAGAATGCTCCAATTGCATCTAATGCCACTAGTGATCAAGCACTAATAGCAGCAATATCTGCATTAGAAGGTGGTAATGCTCAGGCAAGAGCAGACGTTGCACAATCAATCTATAATAGAGCAGCTGATCCTAATAAACGTTATGGATCTAGTATTAGTGAAGTAATTACTAGAGATGCTCAATATCAACCTGCTTACATAGATCCAAATGCAAGTAGTGGTCCTGGAACTAAAACCGCTGATATATGGAAAAATGTCAAAGACAGAGATAGTGCAATTGATGCTATGATGTCTTATTATAAGAAAAGAAAACAATCTCCTTCTAGAGAAAGTGTTGCTAGATTATTTGATCAAACTATGGCAGCACTTGGAAATAGAGATATGCAAATAAAAGCAGCAGAACATGTTGGGGGGAGAACAGAGTTTCTTGGTGCAGGTTCTACTATCGATCGTAGAGATAGGGCAGAAATGAGAACTAGAGGGACTGCAGCAGATAATCAGTTCTTCACTGCATATGGAACTGGTGGTGATACAAATGAAAGTATCAAGAGAGGACCTGCTGCGGTTCCTAAGGATTTATTTCCAACGGTTACAGCACCGCCACCTGTGCCAGGTCTTCAAGTGAATAATCCTGATATAGATAGAACAAATCTGTTGGCAATGCAATCTCCTGATGATGTTGCCGGTTCTACATTACTTGTCTTTGTTAATCAAGATACTATAATTACGTCTTAGGGGGGATAAATGGTAAGGAACTGGGCAAGACCTGCATCAATAACTGAATTAACATTAGGTGTTAACAATATAACTGATGGTCAATCCATAACTCTTTCTGGTGGATTTTTAGGATTTAAATATTTTGAATCTCTGTTGTCACCACATATTACTGCAAAATTAGTGGTAATTGATAGTGGATATTCTGTAACTGCTGGTGTTGGAGAAAGATCATTAAATTTGTTTTCTCTTGCCGAAGAACTGGTTGGTAATAAATTAAATATAACTCTTGAAAATGGATCTGGAAACATTTACAATGCAAATTCTAGTTTTTTAAATTTAGAACCAGATCAATATGCTCAATTAAAATTTGATTCAACTTATCCATTAGAAGTAACATCAGTTTCAGATGTTATGACAAAAGATAAGAAACAGATTTTAACAATTAACTTATGTTCCGAACCAGGTGCAAGAGATGCAACAATTAGAGTTGATAAAAAATATGATGGAAAAATTTCTGAGACGGCAAGAGCAGTCCTAACGGATACGCTTGAAAATGGTGGATTAACAGTTCCTGCCGAGAAAGCACCCGACAATGCCGTACATTTTACACCAACAAAAGATACATCCGCAGATTATGGTAATGGTAGATCACCTTTTGAATTTTTATTAGATTTATGCCCTAAAGCAGTTCCTGAAGTGCCAACTAATGCTGCTCCTGGATTTTTTATTTTTGAAACACAGGATGGATTTTATTTTAGAGGAATAGACTCTTTAATATCTGCAACACCATATCCAATCGCATATGTTTATAGAGATGTTGCAACTTTTTGCGATCAAAGTAATTTTAGAATATTGAAGTATGAATTTGTTAAACCTTCTGGTAATATGTTTTCACAGCAAGATTCTGGAATAAATTCTAAGAATGTTTTCATGAATCCAGCAACTTGGGAAACATCTGAGGTTGTTATCAAATCGGTTGACAAAATATTAAAGAGAATGGGTTCTGAGGAGTTAACTGATATCTATGAAGGCAAAGGTGAATTTTCTACAACTAATTTTCAAATTTTAAATTCGGGTAATTTTGCTGTTGGTATTGGATCTACGGTCAATAATGATCCCCTATTCTGGTATGCTGCGGGAAGAATGAGATATAATCTCATCTTTTCAAGGATGATTCAAATGGCTGTTCCGTGTAATCTTGAGTTGAGGGCAGGCATGGTTATAAAATGTGAATTCCCTGCATTGACAGATACACCACAAGAGGGTGTTTCAGACGAAAAAATAAGTGGTAAATATTTAATTGTTAACTTAGCACATGAATTTACTGCTGATCAACAAATTGGATCGTTAACACATTTGACAGTTGTTCGTGATACTGATGGTGTATATACTGTAGAGGAGGATTAATAAATGAATAAAGGTTTCTTTGGAAAAAGTCCTAAATTCTGGATAGGACAAGTTCCACCACTTCAAACTACGAATAAGACTGATCCCAATAGATGGGGTGATCGCGTTAAAGTAAGAATTATGGGGTATCATCCTTCAGAAGGAACAAAGTTACCTGATAGTCAACTACCTTGGGCACAGATTCTGCGTCCCAATTCGCATGGATCTCTAAATAAAGTATCAACTGGCATTGTTGGGGGTGAATTTGTATTTGGATTCTTTTTAGATGATGAATGCACTGAACCAGCTATAATTGGTGTTATGCCAAGAACTGGTGCCGATGTTGATATTTCTGTTAATGACGCAATACAACAGCAAAGCACAGGATTTAAAAGAATTGATCCATTCCATGGAACAATACAACCATCTAGTTATCAAATCGTAGCTGGAGAAGGATCAAGTTCACAACAACCTGCTCAGTTGCCAACGCAAGATTTCTTTAAGACGAATCCTAATACCTGATAACTATGACGACTCAGTCTAAAGCATTAATTGATGAAACCTCGATGGGAGGTAAAGAAAAAGAAGATGAGAAGTATGGTATCAAATACTATCAGACTGTTGCGTGGAATCTTGAGCAGATAGCAAAGGAAGAAATTTATAGTAAAGGTGATCCCTGTGATAGTAAAGGTGGATTATCTGATATAAACAGGAATCTACAAAAACTGTTTGTATTTTTGCGTGGAGTTCAAAAATACGGCAATTTTTATATCAATGGTGCAATTAATAAAGTTCAAAATTTAAAAAATACAATTAGTGCCATCACTGGTGCAATTGCTGGTGTTCTTAAATCTCTAGTTCAAAGATTAAGAAACTGGGTCTTGAATAAGTTAAAATCTCTTATTCTTGCAGCACTCGAATTGATCATGACTAATTTCTTGAGAACAATCAAGGAATCAATTGTTGCTGCTGTTGTTGATCAAATCTTCTGTTCTTTTGAGAAAATTATTGCTGGATTGTTTGGACTAGTTGGTGATTTCTTATACTCACTAATTGGACAAGTTATTCAAACTCCATTCTGTGCCGCAGAAAAATTTACAAATGCACTTATTAATCGTCTCACAAATGATATTGATAGAATCTTAGGACCAATTTTTGATAATATTAATGATATCCTCGGAGGAGTTGGTAAAATATTTGGTTCTGTTTCATCTGCCATTGATTTTATTCTTGGATTCCAAGGTTTCTTATGTGGTGGTCCAGAATGCCCAGAGGTAAAAGAGTTTTCACTACAGGGATGGGGTGGACCATCCAAAGCAGAAAAAGATAATTTTGCAAACTTTAATTTTGGTATTTCACCAAATTTCCCTGGAGAAATTTCCGCTGGTGCTAATGAGTGGATGGATAACTTCTTTGGTCCAGAAGGTAATCAAGCACAATCACCAGGACAGTGTTATACAGGTAACTTTGAGTGTGGAATACCTCAGGTTGTAATTTTTGGTGG